ATTTCAGAAACTCAAGATTCTGGTATAATTACTAGTTATTTAAGTGAAGATAGATTTATTAGATATTATATGGGAGGTAAAAGTACTATAAATAAATTATATGAAGATTGGGAAATTAAAAACCTTCCTACTAAAGGTAATCCTGTTACTGTAGCTCAATATTTAAAAAGATCAGAAATAGTAAGACCAGGAGAAGTTATTAGTCCTTATAAGGATTTGAATAAAACATTTTATATACAAGAAGCTTTAGAAATCATAAATCAAATAGAAAAATGAAAAATATTCCAAAACAAGTGCTTACAATTGAAAACTTAATGTATGACATATCAAACTTTAAAGAGGATATAGATTGTATGAAAAAATCAATTACAGAGATTAAACATGATATAAAATATAGATTAGAACAACTTAAAGAAGAGCAAAAGAGGATTCTAATTCGTAAATCAAAATGTAAAGAAAACTTAAAAAAATTAAAAGATATTTCAAAACAATTTGATTTTTTTAAACATTTCCATAATTATGATATACAAGATCATTATTTATGTAAAATAGACAATAAATATTTTATAGGTAAAGTAATTCGTGATAATTTTTTAAATGTAAAGTTAATAGAATTTGAATATTCTGGTACAAAATTTCGTATTTTTAACAACACAAAATTAGATGAAATCATTTTTAAATTCTTAACAGCTAATGATCATTACAGTACTAACTTTATATTTTTAGGTATGGAATTTGTAATAAAATTTAGAACAAATTCGTATTATGCAAAATGTGTTACTGAAGAGCTTTATCTAGGAGATGGTGTTCAATATCTACATCATTCTGTTATAAAATACGTAAATTTGAAAGATTTGGATATTGTATCAATTGATAATTTTGTAGAATTAGGAAACAGTAAAGATCCAGAATCTGTAGCTTTATTTAAAGAATTGTGTAAAAATTACATGAAAGAAAATGGAACTAGAAAGAATAGCAAAAATTGAAGCATTAATAAATGTTAAACATAATTTAGAATATAAAAAAACAAGTTATTCAAGAAATATTCTATATTATAATGATAAAATTAAATCACTAGAAATAGATTTAGAACGAACAGAGAATGAACTATCCTCAATAGAAGATGATCTTGTAAAACAAGATTTATTGATTTCAAAATGGACAAATTTAAAAAATCATAGTAAAAACTTTGTAAAATTTAATCTGGGAGATGAATATTTAATCAAATATCATCGTAGATATACTTTTACAAAAGTTGTCAAAGATGATGTACTAAATGTTAACACAATAAGGATTAGTAAAAGATTACTATTTGCAAATGAAAAATTAGATAATGAAATATATAAAAATTTAATAAGTAAACCATATTCAAAAGGAGTTAAACTTTTTGGTATATCATATAGACTTGATGTAAAAAAAAATGAATTAGTTATTCAAGAGGCAGATCGTTATTCTAAATATGTTCATCATTCTTATGTAAAATATATAAACTTAAAAGACCTAGATATTCCATCTATAGAAAACTTTAAGCAATTAGCAAAATCAAAAGATCCAGAAACAAAAGCCTTGTTTAGAGCATTATGTGAAAGTTATTTATCATGATAATTATTTTTATATTTGTAAAATCCATAGATATACCAAAAATATATTGTATATTTGATAACCCTAGTGGTGAAACAACGACTATAACAGTTTATCAAGAATATTCCACAAAAGATCTCTTCACTTTGAGTAAAATGACAGATTTTGAAAACAATATTGTTTGCACTTCTGTTGTTAAAGGAGCATTTGATAAAATTAAGTTAGATATAGAAATTGGTGATAATATAAAATTAATGAATATATATCAAATGCTATCATCCAATGATAAAAATGCTTCAGAATTAGGAATAATTACTTTAATAGAAGAACTTTTAAATTACCAGTTATGCAAAGAGAAGAAGAACAACAGCCAATTATTGATGAAATAATCAAACAAGATTATCATGGAATAATATATTTGCCCACAGGAACTGGTAAAACTAGAATTTTAATTGAAGCTTTAAAACAATCTTCATTTAAATCTATTTTATGGGTTTGTGCCACAGAACAAGCTAGAGATGTTACACTAGAAAAAGAGTTTAAAATTTGGAAAGCTACAAAGTTGTTTAAGAAAGTTACTGCAATATGTTGGCAATCATTAGGTAAACATAAAGGTAAATATGATATTGTAATACTTGATGAAATACAAAGGATCACACCAAGAAATTCATTATATTTCATAAACAATAATTGTAAAATTATTGGTGCAACAGGTTCAGAACCTAGAGAGCAAATAAAGCAAGACATTTTTAAACAATTAAATTTAGATGTAATCTGGAGATTACACATAGACAATGCTATAGAAAAATCTTTAATAGCAGAATATTTCATTGATATTGTATATGTTGACATTGATCCAATAACTAAGTATGAAGTAAAAGGTAATAAGGGATCTTTTTATAAAACGGAAAAAGAAAGTTATAATTGGTATAGTTACAAAATAGAACAATTAAAAGATAAGGGTAATTATACAGATGCAAAAAAGCTACAACTATCAAGGGCAAGATTCATTTATAATTCAAAAACAAAACTCAGGGCATCGCAATTATTAATGAAAAAATTCTCAGATAATAGAGTTATTTCATTTTCTAAATCTACTGATATAGCAAACATTCTTTCAAAGAATCCTTATCATTCTAAATTAAAAAAAGAAGATCGCAAACTCAATTATGATAAGTTCAATTCTAAAAAAGAAAATCATATATCAACAGTAGAAGCAGCTAATACTAGTCTAAATTTTACAGAAATAGAAATAGCATTTATACAACAGTTAGATTCTAATCCTGGAAACTTTTTACAAAGGATTGGTAGAGCTCTTAGATTTAGAGAAAACTATACTGCAAAAATTGTACTCTTATGTTTAAGAGGTACTCAAGATGAAGTATGGGTCAATAGCTGTATTGAATCTCTGAACTCAGAAAAAATTAATATGTATAATTTTAAAGATTACATTCATGACAAAAGAATTAATACAGTTAATTAAACTTATCCAGACACAAGTAGTTAGTATACTACTTGTGAATGGATATGTGGAATTGATAGACAAGCAAGGGAAGTATTTATTTAATAACATAAGAATAACTACATCTGGTAAAACAACTATTAAAGAGACTAATCTTGTTACAGATTCAGAAGTTCAAACTTACATGAACTTATGGCCAAAAGGTTATAGATCTAATTTAAAAGCTGTAAAGGCTAAGATGGAGAGATTCATGTTAAATAATAAATGTACTTTAAAACAGATTATGCTAGCAGCAGAAACTTATATAAGAGATAAAGGTACTCCATATCATGGGAAAGCTGACTATTTCTTTTATAAGGAAGAAAATGGTGTAGAAACTTCTAGATGTGAAGAATATTTAGAAGATGAAAATTTTGAAGAAGAAATAGACTATAGAAGACAGGTGACATAATGGGATTTGTAGAAAATTTAGATAAAGGTATAGAAAAGGGTCTAAAAGGACTCAATAAGGGGATACCAGGTGGATTACCAAGATTTGATAAGAAAATCTTTAATATCCAACCTGGAAAACAAGTTTCAATAGTAGGCGCACCAAAATCTGGGAAAACATACTTCATGTTATGGAGATATGTATTTAGACCTTGGATAGCAGGTGAGAGAAATATCAAATGGATTTTATATTCATTAGAAGTAGATTCTCAACAAGTGGCGGCAAGATTAGCGGGTATGTTTATATATCATTATTATAAACGTAAAATTGATCCTAATAAACTATTAGGATTTGGGGAAGATCAGTTATCAGACGTAGAACAGGAAATTTATAAAAAAGTCAGAGAAGAACATTTAGTACCTCTTCAAAAGCAATTGAAAATAATTGAAGATAAGAATGACAGTAATCCTACTGCTATATATAAAGCAGCATTAACATATGCATCAAAACATGGAACTTTTGAAGAAGAAGAATATTCTACTACTGATGAAAAAAATCAACCAATTAAAAAAAAGAGAAGAGTAGGTTATACACCTAATGACCCAGATGAAAAAATCTTTATAATGATAGATACTCTGGGCTTAATGAAGAGAGAAAGAAATTTCTCTAAAAAAGAAAACATGGATAAATGGTTAGATGAATATGCAATAGAGTTAAGAAATCTATTGAGATACACTATAATCAATTGCCATCATTTAAATAGAAACTTAAGTGCACCAGAAAGAAAGAAATTATCAGGAGAAGATTTACAACCAGAGCTGGAAGATATCAAAGATACTTCAGCAATAGGTGAATCTTCAGACATGGTAATTGGTATTTTTAATCCTAACGTGCACGCAGAAATAAAGGTTCATCAAGGCTATCATGTTCCAAAATTTAATGGATATTATAGAAGTATTCACGTAATGGCTTCTAGGTATACTCCATCACCAATAAATTCAGCTTTATTATTTGATTTTGAAACTGGTGCATGGCAAGAACTACCTCCGCCAACAGATACTACTGCTTTGGAACCATTTTATAAAATGTTAAATAGTTAAAAATGACAAAAATAAGATCAGTTTGCATAGATACTTTGACTGCTTTACAGATAGCAGAATATATGAGAGAAAGTAAAAAACCTAACCACGACAAATGGATGGATTATGGAAAGTCTATATATAATTTTATAGATGATCTTCAAGCTTTAGGTTTTGAATCAATTTTAATACTTGGAGAACCTGGTACAGGTAAAAGTTCTGGAATGAGGACTTTACTACCAAATACTAATATTTGGTATAATGCAGATAATAAAAATCCTGTATGGGCAGGAGGAACTGCAGAATATGGTAAGAAGACAAATCCTAGAAATAATTACCATATTATCCCTAAAAGTTATGAAGAAATTATATCTCATATCTCTGGAGGAATAAAAGCAGGTGTTTTTGAAGAAGAAAGATTTGCATTTCTTACAGGCCATGTAGAAACATTTAGGTCTGGTACTGAAAACAAAGAAAGACTGAAATTACTAGGTAATGTGGCTACTAAAATGCAGTTAGAAGGACGCTTAGAGACAGTAATGTACTCAAAAGTAGAAAAAGAGGATGGTAAAATTAAGTATTTACTAGAGAGCCAAAATAATGGTTATAATACAGCAAGAAGCCCTATGAATGTATTTGAACCAACAATAGAGAATGATTATCAACATATAATAGATAAGCTGTTAGCAGGTTTTTAACAAAAGATTAACAAATAATAATTAGAGATAGTTAATTTTTATTTGTATATTTGTATTATTGTTTAACAACTAAATTAAGTAAAGATGAGTATGTACGGTTTATCAAATGTTGAGTCTAATAGAACTCCATTTCCTCTCTCAAACGGTGTAACTAACGTAGAATTAAAATCTTGTTCATATGTGGATGGTGGAAGCTGGGAAGCTATAGATTTTGTTTATGGGAGGACTACTGATGAAGGAGAGAGTATTTTAAAGGACAGGATGTTTGCCATAAATGAGGCAAATATTTCTCCAAGTTCATTTGTAGAAAATGACACTAAGGAAGCTGCTATAGATAGGGAAGCTAAAAGGTTAAATACCAGGCTTAAGCACATTGCTACAAAGTTCAGTATTAGCCCTAACACCTTATTATCTATTACTGGTAAAAATTTTAGAGAATATGCGGAAGCATACTGTAAAATTGTAAACGCACATTGTAAAGGAGTAAAACTTTACTGTAAAACAGTAAAAGATGCTTCTGGATATGTGAAAGTAGCTAAATACCCTAATTTTTTACAAAGGATGGATTCTGGAGAGTGTGAATTAAAATACACAGAGAGGGAGTTAGCAGCTAATGTATCTAATAGCCCTACAAATGGTGCTGTTAGAGAAACTAGGAGTGTAGATTCTGCAGATTCGTGGACTAAATAAGTAAGATAATTTAGTTTGTTTTATTTGAGAGAGAGGTAGGAAACTACCTCTCTCTTTTTTTACCTAAAATTGAATAAAATGATACAAAAAACGGAACAAGTATACAAAACTCTAATTGTAAAATTAGGAGATAGTTTAAAACTGATAAGATGCGATGATTTCTTACAAAAAGAAAAGGAATATAAGGATATACCATTTCCTCCAGAAATAACTGATGAAGTTCATTTAAATTGGTTAGAAAATAACTCCCCAATATTAAATATCAGAAGAAGTTTCTATGATATGATAGATTCTGAAGATGAGGATACTCAAAATGTAGCAAAAGATTGTATTCACGGTATGCTTAAACAACATTTAACAGATTATGTATTCAATATCTAATTCACAAATTACTGATCTAAAAGATCTAAATACTTTCATATCTGATGAAGAAATATTATTAAAATATTTTGGAGAATATGAACTTGACAAACATTATCTATGCCCATTTGTGGAAGAAACTGTACCATCCTTTATTATATCTTATTATAATAACAGGTTAGTATGGAGAAGATTTGGTTTATATGATAGACCTATGAGCGCAATAGATTTTGTCATGGTAAAGTTCAATTTAAGTTTTAAAGACGCTATAAATAAATGTTTTAAAGAAATTAATGTAGATAATACTGAAATTTTAAAGACTATTACTATACCTGTAGAAACTTCTAAGACATGTGGTATAAATTATGTAGAAGATTGGTATCCTTGGGAACTAGATTATTGGAAAGATTATCATTTTGATAAAAAAATATTAAAAAAATACGAAATATATCCTTGTACAGGATATTGGATAAATCAATTTAGGTGGCATTATTCTAAAAAGAATGATCCTTTATTTGTATATATGCATGGATTAAATTCCTGGACAGGTTATAGACCCTTAGCCAAAAATAAGTTAGATAAATTTAGGAAACATAATATTAAAAATCACATTATGGGAATGGAAAATCTTCCTAACGAGGGAGATTTGCTTTTCATTACAAAATCTTATAAAGATTTGATAACTTTAAATTTAATAGGTTTAAATGCTATTGCAGTACATACTGAAAGAGTTTACATAGATCATAATATTATTACCAACTTAAAAAAACGCTTTAAACACATATATGTGGTATTTGATAATGATAAGACAGGTATTGATGCAAGTATGTTTTTTACTAAGGAATATGGGTTAAATTATTATAACATTCCTTCAAATTGTATAGGATGTAAAGACCCTGCTGATCTAAGTAAAATCCAAGGATTAGATGCATTAGAGAAATCTATTAAAGAAAAATTAAAAAGAGATAATATATTATGAAAATATTAAAAAATTCAGATATAAAGAAATTAGAAATTAAAGATGCTTTATTAACTGATGTGTATTTTATTAGAGGACAATCTAGAACTAGATTCTTAGGTATATTAGGTCAAGTTAATAGATCATATTCGTTAAAGGGTATAGGATATATGCATCTGAATAATACTTATGAATTTTATGATAATATAGATATAGTAAATCACATGAAATTACGTTGTTTTTTAAATTTATCAAAAGTACAACGAGAAGGTGTTTTACCCTATAAAGATATTCAAGAACTTATATCAATGTATACTTCACCAGATCAAGGTATAAGAGATGTATTGGAAGAATGCTTAATTCAAATTTTCAGAGAAAAATATAAAGGTAGATATGATTTCATATACTAGTTTATTACAAAAATGGTATCCGTATTTTGTAAAATGGAAAATGTTAGGAATATTAGATGATGTAATAGATAGATTAAATATCTTATATAAAGATTGTACAGTATATCCTGAAAAACAAAAAGTGTTTAGAATATTTCAAGAAATTCCTCCTGAAAATGTTAAAGTAGTATTTTTAGGTCAAGATCCTTATCCAGGATACTACAAAGGATCTCCTTCAGCATGTGGGAGAGCTTTTGCTACTGAAAATGGATATTTAAATCCCAGCTTAAAAAATATGTTTAAAGAACTTGCTGATGATGTAGGTGTTAATTTAAATATTCCAATGGATTATTCATTACAAACTTGGGTAGATAGTGGAGTATTTCTTTTAAATACAGCCTTAACTGTAGAAATGGGTATGCCAGGAGCACATTTAAAACTTTGGGAAAACTTTTCAAAAGAATTTATAACGAATTTTTCAAAAGATTTTAATGTAGTTTGGGTATTATTAGGAGGGAAAGCTCAACAATGGGATAAGTATATTTTAAACGGAGAAGTTATTACCGCTGCTCATCCTTCACCTTTAGCTGGAGGTAAATTCTTTGGGTCTAAAATATTTTCAAAAATAAACAATTTTAAAGAAATAAAATGGCAATAATAAAATACGAGATAGATATATATGAAGATCTATTGGTAACTGCAAAAAAGTTAATGTGGAAACAGCCTTTAATGGGATTTTTCCTAGCAACATTACATAAGAAAGTTATATACAAAGGGGATCCAGAAGAAAAGGATATAAAAACTGCTGCAGTAGGAAAATCTAAAGGAGACTTAAATTATAGTCTATATGTTAATGCAGAATTCTGGAAAGATTTAACAGACTTACAAAAACAAGATGTTTTATTACATGAGTTAAATCACATATGTTATTTTCATCCAACAATGTCTAAGTCTTTTTCTCAAAAAGAACTCTTTAATATAGCAGCTGATATAGAAATCAATCAACATCTGCCAAATCTTCCAGATAATGATATGCCTTTAGACAAGTATGTGGAATGGATAGAAGCTCACAAAAAAGAAATCCAAGAAGGTAAAATTGTAGCTCCTGCAAGATTTTGCAGATTAGAAGATTATGGTTTCAAAAAAGAAGCCGATGACTTCAAAGGTACTAGATATTACTATGATAGACTAATGGCCATAATAAATGATCAGAAAAATCAATCTCCAATGGCTAAAAGTTTAAGGCAAATGGTAGCTTCTATGGGTGAAGAAAATAGTCCATACCCTTGCTCTCATAATACATGGAAGAATTTTGAAGAAGATAGTGATATAGAAAGTGAATTAATAGACGAAAATGTTAAAAGTCTTCTTAAAAGAATCATGTTAGAAAATGAACATCAAAGATCTCAACTTATTGGTAGTTTACCAGGATATTTGAGAAATTTGATAGAAGATCTTCTTAAAGAAAGACCACCTATATTTAACTGGAAATTATATGTAAGAAGATTTGTTGCAAAATCTATAGATTCTTATGTAAGAACTACAAGAAGTAAACCTAATAAAAGATTAGATGAAGAAATGCCCACTATTAAAATTATTGAAAAATATTGTTTATTAATGGGTGTAGATACATCAGGTAGCATGAGTAATGAAGATATAGCTCAGTGTTTTACTGAAATACATCATGTATATAAAACAGGTAATACTGTATTGGTGGCAGAATGTGATGCTGCATTAGATAAAAACAATGATGTATACAAATACACTGGTAAGTATCCTACAAAAAGATTAGGTTTAAGTGGAGGAGGAGGTACAAACATGGACCCTGTATTAGCATACGCTAATGAAAATGTTAATTCACTAACATGTTTAATACACATAACTGATGGTTATATACCAATTCCAAAAGTTAAATGTAAAGTTCCTACTTTAATAATAATTACACCAGATGGTGCAAATCCTGAAGATTTGATTAAAGGAGGTTTGAAATATCCTGTAATTAAAATGAATAGAGATTGTTAATGAAACTAGATCATTACGAAAGAGGTGATATTATTTTATTTTATGACGATGAATGTAACTCATTAATATATTATTATGACAAGGTAACAAAAGATAAATCTAATGAATTATTATTGCATTTAATAGATTTTAAAGACAAGAGTTCAGTTTCATTTAAGAAATGTTACAAATATGATGATTTATTCATAAATAGTTTAAATCTTACATATTTAATTAATAATAATTATATACAAGAAAATATAATAAGTTTAGTATCATCACCAGATAAAGAGATGCAAAGATTAGGAGTAGAAATATTAAAAAATTCAATAAACAAATATAATATTTAAAATTTATGGCAAGTAAAGTTAAACAAGAAAAAGTATTTTTGAAACCTTCAGAGGTTAAGTTAAAAGTATTAGAATTTATAGAATCTAATACTCAATTAGAAAAAAGAGGATTATTAAAAAATGCTTTATCTTTTGTAGGAGAACCTGGTATTGCTAAAACATCATCTGTTTTGCAAGTATGCCAAGAGAATAACATAGGAATAGAAAAAGTCAATATGGCGAATATTGATGACCTTGGAGAAATCACAGGATATCCTATGAAAGAATATGAAATGAAAAAGAATAGTGATATCCAATGGGCTAATGATAAAAATCATGAAAGCTTTTTGAGACTTGGTTATCTTGATACAGGTTCTACAAGAACAGGATATGCAGAACCTAAATGGGTTAATAGTCTTAGGAATTATGAAAAAAGTGTATTATTACTTGATGATTCTTTGAGAAGTCAACCTAGGTTTATCAATGCCTTAATGGATCTTATTCAGAGAGGTGAGTATTATGGTTGGAAATTACCAAAAGGATGCACTGTCATTATGACAAATAATCCTTCTGATGGAGATTTTCAGGTAGCTCAAGAAGATAGTGCTCATATTAGTAGATATTTCACTTTCCATGTAAAATATTGTGAAAAATCTTGGGCAGAACAAGCTCAAAAAGAAAATCTTCATGGAGCGTTTATAAACTTTATATTGAAACACCACTCAGAGTTATTTGCTTTACAAGATGAAAAGAACCCTTCTTTAGGGATGATGTCCATGCCTAGACAATGGAGTATGTTATTTTCATCTATAAATCATTTACCTGAATTTACTTCTCCGAAAAGTCAACAGATTATTTTACAAAATGGGAAGGCAATTTTACCTTCAAATTTAGTACAAATTTTCACAACTTTTTTACATGCTAAAGAATGGGATATTGTTGAACCAGATGAAATCTTCAATAATAAAATTAAAGACGAAGAAGTAGTGTCAATGTTAAAAAAGAGTGTGGGAGAACCAAAAGCTGGTACATTCAGAAATGATGTAGCATCTATTTTGTCAATGCGTATTACTAACTATTTAGTACATCTTGCTAGTACAAATCCTATTGACTCTTTCTTGACAGGAAGGTTAAAACTGATAATGGAAAACAAAATCTTAGGGTCAGATTTGGATTTCAAATTGATCAAAGATATGTATTCTAGAAATCGTGATAAGTTTAAAGGTTTATTATCTGAAAAGTTTTTCAGAGATCAAATAATTCAAGGATAATATGGTACAGGAATTAGACGTTAAAGTTTATAATGGTTATGGTATTTCAAATGATGTAGAAAGTGTAAAGTTAATCAGAAAATCTGAATTAAAAACAAAACTGGATAGTTTGCAAATAGTTAAAACTATTAAAGATAAAAGTAACGTATTTTTTCTAGATAATGTTGTATTCCCTAGGCAAACGCTTAGGGAATATGGCAAATCTAGAGGTATAAATATAGTTAGAAAAGTAGAAACAGCAGATTATCTTGTTATTAAAAATAATGATATAAATAACTACATTAAATCATATAGACAATATGGTTTATTTAAAAATATACATACGGGTGAATTACTTTTAAATCTTTCTTGGGATCAACAGGCTACTCATAGAATATTCAATGATTATAGTATGATAGCTAATGATTATTGTAATATAATTGATTCATTAGTTGATGATATCAATAATTTATTTACAATAAATAAACCTATTATTGATCAAGAAAGTTTAAATAATCAATGTTTAAATAGTACAATAATTGATTACAAAAATTATCTCAATTATGTTTCAATGCTAAATAGCACTGATCAGATTGTAAAGGATATGGCTATAAGACTGATATCAATGTGTAACAGGGATGCCTCAGAATTTTATATAGCGTGCTTATATAATAAATTTAAACAAGATTTTTTTAATAGTAAAGAATGGAATTCTGTAAATTTGAGATCTTTTAGAATATATGTAGAAAGTAAAAGTTGGGGCCGTACTAGAATGGATAATGAACTAAGTGTATTAAGATTTTTTATTGATGGAAACTATAAATTTAAAATAGATTCTGTATTTTTTCATAAAATGGTAGAAGAAGATTTTAATAAGATTTCAAACGGCATTTTAAGAATCTTAGATAAAGTAGCTGAAACTGAAATGGTATTAAAATATAATATTAAACCAAGCATTAAAATAATAGAATTTGAAAATGAAGAACCAAGTGGAACAATCAAAAGAATCAGTGAAAAAAATTCCCAGATCGGGAAAGAAGAATAGGACTAAAGGACATGGTTATGAAATTAAAATATCTAACATGTTAAAAGATCTAGGTTTAGTTAAAACCAAAACATCAAGGGCTGCATCAAAATTGTATGATGATTGCGGTATTGATCATTGGGGTGCAATACTTCCTACTGGTGATTTAATATTAACACAGTGTAAATCTGGATATAAAAATTCTAGACCAAAAGCAGATGTAGAGTTTAAAAACCAAATAGAGAAAATGAAAACTCATTTTCCCAAAGGTAGTAAGGAATTAGATTCTAATAATATGCAAATATTATTTCATAAAATAGATGATTATAGACCTGAAAATCATTTAGTAACTATGAAATATGATGATTTTGTTAAACTGTTAAAAACTTTCATAGATGCACATAATTAAAAGACTGTATAAATACTGGAATTTGAGATCAGGTGTTATTGTAATGGTAACTCCAGAAGAAGAGTTATATTTTATTGAAATTAAAGGGGTATTTTTATTTAAACTAATTTCTTTAATATTTCTAAAAGGCGATTATTCAGATTACAAATTTGCATATACAGATAATTGGGCCCGTATAAATAGATTTTGTGAATATAAGAATTCAGAGGATCCAGATGTACAAGAAATGTTTAAAAACTGCATAAAACATGAACTAGATGATTAGAAAAATATGGAAAAAATTTAATGTAAGTACAGTTATGATTTTACCCTTATTTTGGAATGCTACTGAACATATAATAGCAAAAAAATCTAAAGTTAGATTCCCATTTGTACAGTTGTGCATAGAGTATGGATTAATAAATACATATCTATATAAAAATGGTAAGTATGATAATAAATTATACTTAGAATTTGACAAAGAAGAGTTTACCAAGGATAAAAAATTAACTACAAGCCCATATACATCTATATTAGAATTGCTTATTAATTATAATATGTATGCTGGACTAGAGATGACTAATGATACAGTGCTGATAGCTTTACATATTCCTGTAGAATTTAGAGAAGATATTAAAATTATCGAAGATTCTAAATACTCTAAATTATCAGATGAATATAAATCAGAGCTTCATATAAAACAAAACTCTGTACCATTAACAAAAAATGAATTTGCAATGTATGTTGCAAGCAAGAACTTAGGATATGCTATTTCAATGAAATCTGATAATATCAAGAAAGAAATTGAAAAAGAGCTCAAAATGACTATAACGAGGGATGATGAATATTACGAAAGATTCAATAAAGTTAAAGAAAATTACGTAAATTGAGATGAAAAAAAAGAAAAAAACAAGTAAGAACAATGTGTTACCAATTATATTAAATAAGAAAGGTAATAAAAATGATGCAGGTAAACCTCCTGTAACCCAGTTACTGAGGCAATTCCCTTCTGCTATTAAATATGTATCTAAATGTTCTGAATATGGACATAAAGAATATGGGGAAAAAGAGAATGAAGAGTTATGGGACAATTGGAGATATGTAGAAGAAGCTAAGTTTAGATATAAACAAGCTGCGGGAAGACATTTTCTAGAAGAAAATGGTAAGTTTGATGAAGGAAGTGGTTTATATCATATAGCACATTGCATATGGAATTTATTAGCAGAATTGCAATTTCAATTAGAAGAAGATTTTCAAAAAAATATAAAAAATGAAGGACATAAATTTGATATTAAAGAACGTTAAGTTTGCTTCTTTCAGAAGTAACGCAGATGGTAGTATTAGAATATCATTTGATACACAAGAACTTTCAGTAGAAGATACTAGGAAATTAATCTCCTTATATAAGGAAAAAGAATGTAGTGTAAATGTGGGCAGTGGTGAAATATTTGATACAGGTGTAGAATTTTTGGCAAGCATTGAAAATCTTGCACCTGATCAGTTAAAAGCTTTTTTAAAACATGCTGAAGAAGATTAAGTGAAAAGTTACACAAAAACTTTTTTAGAATATATGGAGAAAATTCATAATATTCTTCCTCATGAACTATTATGTGAAGTATGTCAGCAAAAAGCTGTTGACATACATCACATTTTAGGAAAAGGTAAATATCCAGAATTGACAAATGATGTTAATAATTTAATAGCACTATGTAGAAAATGTCATGATAAATATGGACAGAAAAAGCAATATGTGGAATATTTACAATCTATAATTAAAAAAAGATGAAAACGATAGTTTCAAGGATACGTGTACATAAAACTTATTCGCATATTAATAGCTCTCATAAGTATTTCATTAATATTAATGTTAATGAACCTATTATAGAAGACGAAGGTTTTTTTGATTTATCAATAGTTGAATCAATAGTGCAAAGTTTAATAACTAAATATCATAATATTTAATAAATAATGAAGAAATATTTGATAACTTATAAAAGACGTTATATTAAGTCTTTTGATCTTTATAATTACGAGCTTTATCATGATAAATTATACTCTAGTATTGTAATATTATCTATAGAACGTGAAATTTTAGCACTTGAAAGACAGTTTTATGCGATTAAAAATAATAAATCATAGACATTACTATTATAATCATACATATATGTATGAACTTCGTAGTTGGACAGGAAATAAATTAAATAGTTCATTCTCTATCATATGGATAGAAGAATATATTAAATATCTAAAGGAAAATGAAATTTAAAATATGTAATTTTAAAATAGCAGATATAATTTATGGAAAGTATAGATATAAATTGCATAAGGATCATGAAGTTGGTCATAATTTACGCCAAATTGAAGGTGTAATCATTATACTAACTAACTGTTTTAAATAAAAGTTCAATAATGAAATTAAAAATTACTAATGAAAAAATAGATAAATGTTATTTATATACTGTACATTTACCAAATGGAGAAACGTATAGATATGATATATTATTTTTAATAGGTTGTTGGTTTAAATTTTACGCTGATGAAATACACAATAAAATGGGTTGCTAAAGGGAATTATTATGTATTACTAAAAGGTTCCAGAACAATTTTTGGTGCAGGAAACTTGTTTTATTTAGAACATCTTTTTATACTATTTCATGAGAATCCTTCTTAAAAATCATAGATTAAGTAAATCAATTTATACATATAAAATTGAAAATGTAGATTATAGTAGATTTATTATGTCTATACATTTATGCAATATAGAAAGTCAAATAAAAATTCATGAAAACAAAAATTCTAATAAAAAGAACAATTAATTCTCGTTACTATATAACTAATAGTAAAAATTTTATGACATATGGTTATTATATTAATCTGAAATCAGTAGAACACGTTATAGAAAATTATTTTATATGAAAATAATAATAAAATGTGATCTTACTAGAAGAATTAAAATCTACCAGCGTTTACGTAAATGCTATCATATTAGAAGTTTTTCTTCTTTGCTGCAAATAGAAAAATTTATTAAAAATGAAAATTATCATACATAAAACAATGAAAGGTTGTAAAGAAACTATTAGAATTAATTATATCTATACTGTTAATAGTATAACACTAGGTAATTACATATTTCTTTCAACTTTAGAAAAAAGACTAAAAGAATAAATAGGATAAGAAATATTAAATGAAAATTATAATAAGAAATAAGAAGGATTCTTCTTATACCGTGAGTAAATATAAATACAAATATTATATGTATAATAACGATAAAACTTGGGTTTATTGGCTATATCTTATAGAAGGTTATATTAAACATATGAAAAAATATGAAAAGATTAAAATTAAAAATAATTAAAAGTAGTGAAAACGTATTAAAATGGAATATATTTTATATTATACCTCTTTCACACAAACATTATCTGAGAAAAAAATATCGTGTAAGTGGATATTTCATACAAGATATAGAAAAATATATTAAAAATAGCTTCAATTAAAATAGTATCTATAAAGGGCGGAGATTGTAAATATAGAATAGAAGTATATAATAAAAAAGTTTTAAAATATGCAATTAGATTTACTACATTTGAACGTGTACATTCCTATGTAACTTATTTTTATGAAAATTATACTAAAAAATGATAACAATTAAATTAAACAGACAATTGCAGTCAAAATATGTAGTTATTTGTACATATCCTGATAACACTGTTCAAAATTTTCCAATGAGAGAGTTGCTGCAAGCAGAATGGTTTATAGAAGAAAGATCTAAAATTTATGGACGACTTTTTAGTTGAATTTATGAAAAAGTATATTATAACAAATCATAGAATACATAGTTTAGAGATAATTATATATGACCTATATGTATATATAGATACCACAGTTACTAATTATGAGGGTTGGAGCAGTTTAAAGCATTTAGAAGATATTATAATCTCGTATAAATAAAATGAAACCTAAAAAATACATATTGAAAAATAAACGTACTTCAAATATTGAATTTATACATTTTAATACATATAAACTTAGAATAAAATATCAATATTATGTAGCAAATCTTTTTAACAGTTACATTAGTGGGATACAAGAGGGTATGAGACATTATGACATCAACCATCCTGAAAAAACAATATTATCTGAAATAAATGAAATATATATTTAAAAATCACCGAAACCCTCATTATAAGTATGTGTATTCTATAGTAGGTACAACTTCATTGTATATACATATACATAATATAGAATATATAATTAAATGTTAAACATTATATAAGTGGTCATATCAAGACTTAAAAAAAGAAAATTATAGTATGAAATATAAAATTCAATATTATAAAAGATATAAGCTATATTCTTTATATGTTTTATATAAAGTTGCAGATAACAGAGTAACTGCAAACATGTTCCATACACTGAAAGAAATTGAACGTCATATATGAAATTTAAAATTACAAAATACAAGAATCATCGAAATGATGATAGACACATATTATCTTACAATAATATTGATTACATTGAACTATTTATGTTACATAACATAGAAGATCATATAATTGAAATTTCTAAAAATGAAATATATACTTAAAAATTGTAAAAATGCTGATGGAGATTGGATGTACTTTATAACAAATTCCTATTTAGATAATGATGAATATATGGAATTTTTAAACTATTACTATCTTGAAAATCTTGAGTACTGTCTTTTAAAATATTATTATGAAAATAAAACTAGTTATAAATAATAAACCTTTTCCAGCTCCGCTTTCTTATTTTAATGCATTTTCACTGAAAGTAAAAGGGAAAATTACAGTGTTAAATTGGGAATTCAATATAAAAGATATTGAAAATCAAATACAAAGAGATACTTATGCGATATACTATAAAAAATAGAAAAGAACTTCGTTATCATAATTCTGATACGCATTTTTACATATATCATGTAACAAATTTTTATTTAAATTCATATGAATATATTTCACTCAGTACTTTAGAAAATTTATTTATAAGATGAATTATAAAAAGATATTTATTATAAAAAGACTAACATATCATGATGGGTTTGACACATTAACATTATTGTTTAAATCAGATGGTGCATATAGATATATAAATTGGAAATTTACTATTAATGAAATTGAAAAACTTATATAATATGTTTAAAATAAAAATGATTAATACTAGAGCAGAAGGATTTCGATGCTCTATTCATTATAATCATGAAGAACTCCTTATTCTTGGTAGCGAGTATACTAATAAAGTAACACACGGCACTAGTCTTATCTTTGATATTATAGAATATAGATTAGTTAATAGATATAGAATTAATTAATATAAAATAATTAAAATGTATATCATACGTAAAAATACACTAACTAAATTTGGTTATACACTAATTAAAAAATCAAATAATTTCCATAAAGCATGGTCAGGTATATCTTTAAGATATGCAGAATCTATTATATCACATAATAAATTATGAGAAAATGAAAAATAAAATATTTACTCTAAGAAAACCATTGTTTAATCATCATTTTATAGTTCTTATTTTATACAATCCTACAAGAGTTCTTCAAGGAGATATTGAAACATTAGAAAAACTTATAGTACATTATTATCATGAACGTAATCCATAAAAGTTTATCATCAGATATATATGAATTAAAGTCTACTAGAAATAATATTACAATGCCATACAAAACTATTATACCTACTCTTGAAAAAGTTAAAGTTTATGAAATATATATTAATAATGGGAAAGATTTACTTGAAATAGGGTACGAAATATCCTATGTGGAATATCATTTAAAATTACTTCTTAAATCAAATAAAATATGAAATGCATTTTTAAAAATGTAAAAGGGAAAGGTTACTATAGTTATTTTATTACTAATTTATATACTATTTTATATCCCAGAGACGTACTTGTTGATCCATCTAGTGGAACTTATATGCAGATATCTTCTTTAGAAGAATTAGTAGATTTTCACAAACAGATTTAAAGAATGGTTTAAAGAATGGAAAATAATAAAATCAAAATAATCAAGCATTCTTCTGGATATACCCTCTTTCCAAAACCTTTAAGATTTGATATATATGAAAATTTTTGTGTAATGTTAACAGGAACTTCTGATCTTAACATCAAAGATGTAGAAAGATTTATAAAAACTATGTAAAATAATTATAATATGAAAATAGAAAAATACATTGAAATTTTAGAAAAATTAAAATCTAAAATTATACCTATGACAGGGTATAAAGAATTAAATTACAACTCTAAATGTTTAGCAATAGAGAAGTTTAATTATCTGGTTACAGATAAAACATATGATAAAATATGTAAAAAATTACATAAAGAATTCGTAAAAGAATTAGAACTAGATGAGCAAAGAAGTTCTGAAGAATATGTAACTATTCAGAAACTAGTATCTCAAAAGATAAAAGTTGGCACTCAAGAAGAAGTTAGTAAAAACTTAGAAATAAATAAAATTATAACTTAATTTTCTTCTTTGTTAGATTTTTTATCAGGAAGGGCTATCATTGATTTAGATTCAGGATAATCAGTAGTACTTTTTGCTATAGGGAGTGCTGCAAGTTTTCCAACCATTTTAGCAACAAAACCTAAAGGAAAATTTGCAACACTATACCATTCTGTATCATTTATTAACTGGTTCTTAATATAAGTATTCTTTCCTGATATACTTGTTGCAATTGAAGTCTTTTCTTTACCTAAAGCTTCATTTATATAACCTCCATACAAGTTTTCAAACCAACCTCTTACAAGAGGTATAGATTTAATGAAGTCCTTTTGAGTTTTTGAATATCCAGCATACATTCCAGATTTTACTTCAGTAGAACCAAACATTACTTCTGAAGCAATTACAAAAGGTAATGTGAATATATTGGCAAAATTCTTAAGTTCTTCTGCACCAGAAATAGGTTCATTTATATACCTAAGAATATCAGATGCTGATACTCTAGATTCTTGTTCCATCAATGCTCTTGTAGATAAATATACAAGATATTTTGTCCAAGGATCTTCATCATCGTCATCTCCTAGTATCATAGCATTAAGTACATAAGCTAACATAAATGTCATACTTGTAGCTGCAGCCATAAGGCTTACTCTATAAAAACCTTCTTTAACTTCAGGTTCTGCATCTGTAAGCTTATCTCTTAATTCTACCCATTTCATAGGATTTAACAATTGGATAACATTTCCATCAAAAGGATCTAAAAATGCCTTCCAATAACCTATTTCTTTCTCTTGAGTACCATAATTAAATTGCTTACTTTTAAACCCTCTTTCTAACATTTGAAATAACCATCCAGTGTTAATAGTACTAAACTGGAGCATTACATCATTATATGCTTGACCTTTATCAACATCCAAAGGTACACTATCTAACCTTGAAGCTATGATTTTTACTCTATTTTTGTAAAAAGCTATAGCTTCAGGTGTGACATAACTCTTATATGCCACTTTGCCGTTATTGCCATCCATGCCGTCATATAAAGTAGGTGCACTATCAAATTCATCAACATTACGGTTAGGATTCTGCTTAACAAACAGATCCCAGGATTGCTTAGTATAAAAATTACCGTCTATAAACCTAATATTATGAGCAGTAGCAATTAATGCTTCATATTTCAAGGCAACGTCAGCAAGTCTCCATCCTCCCCAATCTACCATATTTTTATTAAATCTTAGAATCTTATTTCTATTAGTATCTTGAAAATTACGTTCAATACTGTCCACAAGTCCTATGTCTTGAGCAATTATTGATATTTTAGACTGTTTAATAGGAGAATTTAGATCCTTGATTACATCAGCAGAATGCTTTATAAAGAATTCCTTTTTAGCAAAGAGATTAGATTCTTTAGTATTATATTTACCTAATATAGATTCTATAGTGTTCTCAATCTGACCAGATATGTAACCTGTAATCATTGAAGGGATATTTCCTAATAATCTTTGATTTATTGTATACTTTTTAAGTGTAGAAGCAAATTTATGAAAAGCGCTTAAATGACCACCTTTATTAAACATTTCACCTTGAATAATAACCTTCTTCATATGCTCAAGCTTATGCAAAAGATAATCTTCAACCTCATCCTTACTCTTAAAGATATCAAAGATCTTATATAACCCCCCTTTTGGAACATGTGAGTCCTCTCTTTCTGTATGTTTAGCGGCTTCTATTATACCATTTAACTCTGGAAGAACTTCCATGAATTCTCCATAATGATTAGACATTTCTGTGAACATAGATATACTTTTCACTAAATCCAAAGAAATGTTATCAGCTTCTTCTAATTTAGACAAAAATCTAATCCTTGGTCTATCTATAATTTCACTTTTTGTAGCAACTTCTATCCTATCAGCATATAACAGATCATCCTCTTTTACAGTGAAAGTATCTGTAAATTTATCATATAAACCAGCACCTTTATTCTTTTGATATAAGATGTCCATATAAGACCTAGAAATCTGCGGTAAACGATTTACTAATTCATATGAGTAATTAAGTGGAAGTCTTTCTTGCGCCTTCTGATGAGCTTCCTTTAAAGCCTCAAGTACACTCAGAGCTTCAGGATTAGAAGTCTTAAGATTATTATACTGAGAACTTCTATAATCATTAGTTGGTATAGCAGCTCCAGTAATAGGATTTATGTTAGTAGAACCATCTGAGGGTACAGATAACTCCCCTGTATAATAAGTAACTGTATAAGTTACATCATCTTCAATAATCTCTTTTACATGTACATTCTTGGCTAACCAGTGTTTAAACTGAGTTTTGCTCATGGAAGCTTGTCTTTTTGCTATAATATTAGTAGCATCAGGATGAGCCATTGTATTTTTACTATACCAATCTGACCAAAGCTTATTATAAGTCTTTTCTAGCTCTTTAATATGCTTACCTAGAGGAGTTGTAGGATTATTATATCCAAATAACTCATCAATTTTCTTCTGTTCTGAAGGTATTTTTACATTGAATCCAGCTTTCCTAGATATATCTTCTATCTTTTTGATTATATTTAAGGACCCTTCTTCTCTAGCTTTATTCCATTTTGTTATATTAAATGGATTTAACCAGTAATGAGTAGGTTTACCATTCTCATCAAGCTCTTGGAATTCTCTAGCATCATACTTTTTACCAGCAATTTTCTGTAAAAGATCTATAGATGATGAATTAGTTTTAGAATGGATAACATTTAGTACATCCATTAACTTTTTATTATAAATACCCAATAAGTCTTCTTTAGCATTTTGTGCAGCGCCCCACTTGAAATTTAATATACCTATATTATATAGTTTAATGGTATCCTGACTAATCCTTCTCTCCAAATCAGGATTTATTCCTACATATTGTTTAAATAAGTTTTTAACCTGGTTAGAAGCTTCATTATTCATGAAATCCTGGATAGTACCCAGTTTAATCTTAGAAGCTTGTATTACTTTATTAAGTTTCTTATTGGCCTCTGGACTTAGTTCTTTGAAAGTATGATTATTAGTAAACATTCTATTCAAAGTCTCTACAATAGGAGCATATAGAGACAGAGCTTCAGTAAATCCATAATACTCTGATAATCCAAATTCTAACTGGTTATTCTTAATCTTCTGGATAGCATCTTGATAAGAATTCAGATCTTGGATAATACCTCCAACACCATCTCCATTAGGTCCAAAAAAGAACATGAATATTCCAGCTTCAAATTTCTCTTTAGAAATCTGAGCTTCAATAGATTTTATCCTATCATTAGTATCTTCTATCTTTTTGATGTTCTTTTCATCTAAAGCATCAGCTTTAATCAAAGCATATAGCTCTGTTAGATCAGCTAATCTTGTTTTTTCTGCAGGTGTAAGAGGTGTAGGAGAATTCTTTAATGTACTAATTTCAGTAGCTAACTGATTAAGATTAGAGATAGCTAATGAATTTGTTAAATCAATTTTCCTCCGTTTAAGTTCTTCATTATATAATCCTATCTTCTTTTCAGCTAACTCTTGTTTCCTAGCTTCTAATTTATTAATTAGAGCCCTAGATAAGTTCTCTGAAAAATCAATATTATTAACTGTAATTTCTGTACCTAAGCCTAAACCTCTACTAGTTAAAGAAGACTGGAAAGAATCTGATCTTACTTCAGCTACAGATCTGTTTAATAAACTATTTAACTGATCAGTAATATCAGTTTTACTTACATTATGTGTTAAACGTATTTGCCTAAAGATCTTTCCTAGAACATAGTTTAATACTTTTTCTAATTGAGATAGTACTCTTTGAGATAAAGATTCAGATCTTACTTGGTCATAAATAGCTTGTGCCATTAATTTACCTATGATCTCTTTATCCATCTTTTCTTGATCTCCCTTATATAGTTTATGATAATGTCTAAAATTACGTTTATATGTTTCTGTCAATTTAAAATCTTCATCAACACCATTAGACTTTAGATCTCTTATATTTTTAAATATAGGTTGGTCCCAGAACATATCTGTAAGAAAGTGGAAAGCTTCTTCTGATAATGTAGTACCATCCTGATTATCTTTAGATACAGCTATTATATTGTTCAATAAGTCAGCAATACCTATGTCAGTAATTTCTAACCCTGTTTTCTGTTTGTATCTTACTTTAAAGTCTTCTAGGTTTTCTACAGTTACACCTATCTTGGCTAAAATAGATTTCATAAACTTGTTAAGCTTATGATTTACTTTCATCCTGTCCTTATCATGTTCTGTTTGATGCATGAACTCAGAGTCTTCATTTAATTCCTGCTCCATAAGAGCTCTGTCTCCATTAAAGAATTGAAGATCTCTACTAAAATCTACTGGAACAGGATTCTTCTCTGTTAACTTATTAAATTCATGTTCTACATATGCAGGATTTACAAATACTTCTACCATTACAGGATTATACCTGTCTTTTTCAAAATATCTGGCTCTAACATTGTCTTTAAACTTTCTATTAATCTCCTCCATTTTAGACTTAGCAATATTTAAAGCTACTGTTCTTTTATCATTAGCTTTGTTATTTCTAACCTTCTGTGAGTTTTTTATATAAAATCTATTGTTAGTACCTTCTACAGCTCCATAAGTATATCTTTCTGCAATGAGTTCGTCATGCACTCTTTTTAAAATTCTATTCTTTATATCTAATCTACAAGGTTTCATATTTTATATTTTATGCTTCTCTCGTAGGCCCACATGCTGTTTCATCTTCATCAAGTGCAGGAGGACCTTTAATTTCTAAATCATCAGGGAATTCTTGTGTTTTTTCAACAGGAGAAAGCTGCTCATTTAACTTTCTTAAGATTTCATTTTTAATTTTTATAATACCAGGAGAAGATAAAGTAAGTATTTCTTTACCAGCATCTTTAGCAGATATATCTATAATTCTATTGTCTGTTAATACATAAACTTTCAAATCTCCATGTTCAACTTTTCTTAAAGGATTATATCCATGTTTAACTTGAAACATATTTATAAGTTTCTCATCTACTACCTCTACACCTTTTTCATCCCTTATAGTACCATTAGAGTATAATCCTAACTTTTGACCATTTACAATAATTTCTTTTTCAAGAGTTTCAACATTATCAGGTAAAATTTCTCTAATTTCATATTCTCTAGGTAATATAACATTGTCTGGAATTATGTTTTTAAGTTTTTCAAATAAACTTTTAATTTCTTCTATTGAATATCCAGCTAATGAACTTCCAAGTTTAGTTACTAAAAATTTCTTATTTGGATTAGCTCTAGCAAATAATATCATATTTTGTAACTCTTTACCAATTTCTGATAAACTAGATGATTTTTCAACATCCCAATACTTTTTAGTTATTACTGCGTAAGATTGACCTTGCAACCCTTTACTTTGTCCTTGTATTGCTCCAAATTTCTGTTTAGCTAGTAAAGCAGCACCTGCGCCATGAGTAGGTTTTCCTCCTTTTGAACTACCTTCATTACTACCAAATACAAATATTTCATTTGGTTTAAGAAATGTTATATTATCAGGGGTATATTCTCTGATTGTATTTACATCTTCTTCTAATTTAGGAACTTCATTTTCTGAAATTTCAATTTCTTCAGCTTTAATCTTATCATCTTGTTTGTATGTATTATTAACAGCTTTGGCAACACTATGTTCTGATTTAGTCTTTTCAGAATTGAGTTTATGATATTTCATCTTAAAATCTGGGTAGAAACTTTGTTCATCAGCTTTAAGATTAAAGTTCTTAAATGCTTTAGGATTACCATTTAATCTTTGTATTTCATATACTCCAGCAGGATTCTTCTTATACAATACTGGTAAAGTAGCATTTTCATAATATACTGTAGAATGTAAGTATTCAGGTAATGAATCACCTTCATTACTATATATGTCTAAGAGATTTTCGTTTATCGTAAAACTAATAGGTATTACACTCTTGCTTACTTCACCATTAAATTCATTAGTAAAACTTTCACTATATTCTTCTAAAGCTTCTATATGATTTTGTATATCTACGTTTCTAGTATAGAAAGGATTTGTATATAAGATTCTTTCAGAAAGTTCTTTTTCTGACATGCTGTTCATTATATTTTTCAAATATTTAACAGGATTCTTAAATACATCTCTTACTATACTACCTTCTTCTGTAGAAGTATAAAAACTTACAGGTAACCACTGACTAAAAGAATCAATTGTAAATCTAAAACTAGAAGTAATTAATGAATATAAACCAAGATCTTTAGCTAAAGAAGATATTTCTTCATTAGGATCTTTCATCATCTTTTCCCATAAACTAGTTAAGTCTTCACCTTCTTCTCTACCAGGAGAAACAGCTCTACGTATTAATACTTCTTTTGTTACTTGCTCATACTTTAAAGCATTTAGAAAAGGTAAATATTCTTCATATAATTCTTTGAAATCAGATCTCTTCTTTAGATCAGCAAATCTTTTAGAGACATCTCTTATAAAGTCTTTACCTAATACTATAGAAGGACTCATTTGGAATATCATATTATATATATCCAAATCTAACATTTTCCTATCTGATTTTTTAAACTCATCTAGTTCTAAGAACTCTGCTAAATTTGATCTTATTTGTTCAAACTCTGGAGATAGGAAACTGAAATGTTCTTTCAAATTATTAGCCTGATCCATAGCTAACTGTATATACTTATCATTGAGTTTAAGTACAGATGCATTTTCTTTTGAAAATTCATAATTAGCTGTCTCAGGATTGAATATAATATTTGGAACAATTAGATCTAAACCTGAAATTACAGGATCCTCTTTTTCAAAGTACTTTTTAAGTAAAGAACGTATCTTATCAATTTTATTTAAGTTATCATACAGTGTAGGTCCAAATGCTGCATCAGTATCAAACTTAGTAGCAATCATTGCAGAAGTTAACTCGTCAGATATTTTAAAAAGCTCTTTAATTTTAACTAAAGCTACTATATCTGTAGTATTAGAATTATATTGAGTTAAACCTTTTTCAAAAACACTTCTTCCAGGATTTTTATCAAATTCTTGTTTGTAAAACTCTGTAAGAGGGAGATTTCTTTCTTTGGCAAAACTCTCTATTAACTTAGGAATAGTGGTAGTATAATCTAAGTTAGTATTTATATAAATAGTTAAATCTTTTACTATCTTCTGATTTAAGATTAACATTATATCTCCAAAAGGTATTCCTAACCTAAGAGCTGCCAATACCATAGAAACATTATTCCTGTCTATATTAAGTTTATCCATCAAAGGATTCTTAATATGTTCAGTAGATGCAAATAATATACTAGATAGAGATTCAGAAATAAATTTATTATTTCTATTTCTCATATTACTTAGACTAGAATATGTATGTTGTAAGAAAGTAAAAGGTTTACTTAATTTTAATCCTTCAATATTCTGTACTACTGCATGATGCTTATTATGAGAAGCAGCAATTCCAATTATCTCTCCACCCACAATAGCTTTGTTAGCTGCATATATTTGGTATATAGGATCAGATATATCCATAGGAACACTAGTATCTTCTAGAACTACTCCTTTATCTTCAAATGCTTTTATTTGATCTCTTAACATATCAGCATTACCACCTTTATGAAATTCTTCAGCAAAGTTTCTTGTCTGAGCAATCTTCTCATATATAGACATTCTAAGATTATGTCTAGCCATAGGAGTCTCCATTCCAGGAGGAACCATTTCTATATTACTTATAGTAATATTATCTTTAATTCTTCTAAAACGTTCTGGCTCTCTTAAGAATTCTATAGCTTCTGCTTCTACTTCACTATTAGGTATACCTCTGTTTAAAACTTTATTGAATAAAGCTTTTGCAGAACTATTATCATATTCTACAGTAAGAATTTCACCTGTATTTTCATTAAATAATTTCTTATCAGCAAAAAAACTATTTAATTCATCAACTACATAACTGAAATCTCCTTTAGTTAATTCAAAAGCTTTGAATAATACATATAGTTTATCAATATCAAAGTCTAGCCCAGTAATTGTAGTAGCTTCTTTAGGTAATATAATTAAAGAATCTGAATAACTTGGTATTAGATATTTTATTTTAATAGGGTATATTGAATAATCCCCTTCAGTAGGAATTCTATAACCAAAAGCTTTTCGTAATTCATCTGTAGCTTCTTTACCTAATGCTTGTTCTATTCTTGTAAAATCTAAAAGACCTCTATCATCAGCTAATAAAGCTAAAGCATAATTATAAGCTGGAACAGCAGCATCAATATAATCAATTACTGTTTCACCTTTTTCATTTGTTTTATAATGTATTTCAAGATTATCTTGGTAACTTTCTAAATCTGTAAATCCAACAGAAGAAGCATTTACAAAAGGAGCACCAGGAACTTTGTTATTTAAAGCTTTCTTAGTCTTAGAGTTGATTAGTTTAAGATTATCATCTATAGTCAAAGGAAAATTTAAAGGAATATTCAAATCTCCATCTTGGTGCTTGGATAAACTTTCTATTACAGACATAGGTTTACCTTGCTCACTAGCTTGAGCTAATAATGTATTTCTTAAACTATCTGTATCTTTTAATGCCTCATTTAAACTAACTCTATTTTCATCTATATCTCTAGTAAAAGTTTCATCTAATACAGATCTAACTTGTTCTGGAGTCATTTTACCATAACCTTCTACCTCTACTTCTTCTTCAAGATTAGCTGGCATGATTACTTTAAACTGAGATCCTTCTTCTATTTTACCTTGAAAGTGTTTTTCACTAGGAACAATGTTTTGTCTACCATACCCTTCCATAGAAGTTTCCACTACAGATGCTAATATAGTATCTATGTCCATATTATCTATTGATTCTCTTTTGAGAACTTTAGAATTATCTCTATCAACTTTATTAACACTTTGAAAACTTATTCCATCAATACCGTGTTCATGAAATAAATAAAGAATTTTAGCTAAGAAAGGTCTTCTATATTTTGAAAAATCAGTTTTGTCAGAAGGTTTTTCAACTTTAAAATCTTTAGTTAACCATGCCATAGCTGGAGTAAGAGTATACTCTGAGTTCTTCTCTTGGAAAGGTCTTAATAATTCTCCAGACTCTTCTTGGTTAAAATAGTAAGGTTTTTGAACAGGGAAAACAAATTCTGCAGATTCACCATTCTTAATTCTTTCAGCAATTTCTATTTCACGATCAGAAATTTCATCAAATCCTCTCATAACATCTACTGTAAAATCAATAGAGTTTATGGTTTGAGCATCTGTAATATTATGACCTTTATTATAGTCTCCAGCTAATTCAGGAAAGTCTTCTTTGAGAGTATCTAATTCATTACTTGGAATTAATATATCATCTACAGTTATCCTTCTCTTTTTTCTAGGAGTTCCATCTTTATATGTAAAGAGCGCATGTTGCTTAGGTGAATGAGCTTCTTTAAACCTCTTAAGAAAGTCTACTAATAAACTATTTTTATAATCAAAAGGTGCATCATCAGACTTATATGTACCATAAAAAGCAGGATCTCCAGCTAATAAAGGTATTAACTGAGTATTATAATAATACTGATTAAAGAATTGAGTCTTTATATCACCTTCTAAGTCATCTTTAAAGCTAGAACTACTATCATCTATTATATCATCAGTTTTAACAAGTTTTGAACCTTCTTTAACTAATACTCCATCCTTTACTAATTTTTCAGTATATGCTTCAAACTTTTTATTTAAAACACTAGATATAAAACCTTCTAATCTTTCAGTGAGTTCTGGTCCTAATTCTACTCCGCCATTTGCTTTATACAATTCTATAATAGTATCCTTTTTAGAATTTAAAAAAGGTAATAGTATAAAATGTTTACCGTTTATGTTAAAGTTTCTGTAATTGGTTTTGTTATTTTCAAGATATATAATCCTATTTAATTCAGCATGCGCAGTTCTAACTAATTTATTTACTACGTCATCCAAGGATACTGTTGGAGCATTCATATACCCAGAAGATGTAGCATCAGAAAACGGAGGTAAAGCAATTACTATCTCCTTACCATTACTATTATACATTCTTTCTAATGCATAATTTAACTGCTGAGTAATTAGGTCATAATTAAAATACTTGTTATAAGTAATTCCATTATATGTACCTTTTATACCTATACCATTATCATAATGAGGTTCAAATATCTCTATAGATTTGCTCAATAAAGCATCATATATAGGTAAGTCTTTATGTAAGATCTTATTCTTAATTGTAGCTAAAGCAGATTTAGGACTTTCTTTAAACTTGTTAAAGAGAGTTGTCAAATGATTATTCATCTGATGAATATATTCAGCTTCACCTTGAACAGTTGTAATATTCATTACATATGATTGCTGATCATGTTTAGCTAATAAATCAGATACTTCTTTTATCTGTTGCTTTGTAAGTTTGCTTTCAATGACACTGAAAGGATTTTTACCTTCTTTAATTGCATTAAATACTGGTAGAGCATTAATGCTCAAGCTCTTGTTAGAGAATTCATTACTTTCAAGCTCTACAGCAATTTCTTGATCAATGTTATAACCTAAGAAAGTATATATACGTTCTATGTCTACAGCATTAAGAAGATTATTATTAGTAATACTATTCTCTAAGATCTTATAAATTTCTAAAAATTCTAATGAATCAAGTTCTTTATTTAAGAACATTATTTCAGCATGTCTCTTGAACATTTTCCATAAACCTTTCTTAGAAGAATTATGTACACGTATTCCTCTTCTACTTCTCTCTGTATTTATAAATACAATATTTCTTTGAGAACCAGTTATTAAGTATAAATTTTTAAACCATTTACTCGCTGAAAGTTTATATACATATTCAGGATCATATTTCTTACTATTCTTATCTAATTTTTCTACATTAATATCTTCTCCTGATTGTAGAATCTTTTTACCTACTAATTCATTCTTAATTTTCTCAACTAATGTATCTGCATAATCCTTTGTCTTAGCTAAGTCTATTAACTTTAACATGGTTTGTTCAGGAGATGATCCTGAAAGTTTATTCAATAATCTATTAAATAGTACATCAAAGTTATGATATATCTTAGCTCCTGTTTTAGGATCTATTTTATCAACATAATGACCTAATTCTCTTTCTCTTACAGGAATTAAAGACATTAATTCTCTAATTTTACCTTTAACATTTGTCTTAGGATTCACATTAGTATCTCTAATTAATGTAGTTTTCTCATCAAATTCATTTGCATCTTGAGTAATTTGAACTCCAGCACTATATAAGTTATTCATATATTGTGCTATATACAACTGAAGTTTAAGAAGATCTTCTTTATTTTCTAATATATTCTTTAATTCACCGTAGTTTTCTAATTGTTCAGGACTGTTATGTTTCTGGAACCAAAGATCAATATAAGTAGGTAATTCATTAAAAAACTCTTTATTAAACTGAGATTTATTACCAGATTCTATAATAGCATTGTATGTATAGTATTGAGCTATATTAGTTTTTTTACCATCTTTATTAATAGTATTTGATTTAAAAGTTCTAACTGCCAGATGTACTAAGTTCTGTGCTATAAATTTAGCATGTTCACGTATCTGTTTTATATTTGAAACTTTGAACTTTCCTTGATGTAATAATCTAGCAAAGTTTTCAGAATAGTTTTTATTGAAAGCATTAGTTCTCCCCCCAAATATACTTCTACCAAATATATTTCTATCTAATTGATAAAATAAATCTTCTACAGATATCTTAGTAGTAAAGTAAGGTTTTAATTGTTGATAACTATCGTATATAAAATTATATAATGAATCTAAAAATTTAGCAATCTTAGGATATTTCTTTTTAAAATTCTCAGAAACAAATCCATCAGTAGCTTTATAAGTCTCAAATAATTCTGCTAACTTTTCTTCTAATCTAATTAAAGGATTTTGTTTTTTGTAATATTCTTCTTCTGATTTTAAACGTATAGCACTTTGATCTCTATTATTATCAATAGTTATTTCATTCCAAGTATTACCATGCTCATCAGTAACCTGTTTTACATTATCTTTACCATAAGTTTTATTAAGAATATTACTTACTGTATTTTCATAAAAATTATAAATAGGTTTTAATGCACCAAATCCTTCCTTATCAATTCTTTCAAGTTCTTGTTTAAGTTGGTTTATTTCAACTTTTGAATCTTCTTGTTTAGTTTTAATATATTGATTGTAACTTTTTACAACTAATTCTTCATTAGCTTTTTGCTGATTAAAACTTTGATTACCTGTTTGATATTGAATTAACCATTCTCCACTTCTCCCATCTAATTCTACTGTTTCTCCTTTATTATCTCTGAATTGAAAATACCTTAAATAGGTAGGTTGTTTTATTTCAGAAGAATTAGTAATAGTATTGAAATCTTTTTCAAGTTCTTTAATCCTATCTTCTTTTTGTTTCTTAAACTCTTCTAAAGTAGTATGCCCTTCAACTTTACTAGCTGTATTACCAGTAGGAAACAAAACTTTTTCATATCCTTTTTTAGCACTATCTTGTATGATAGATTTAACAAAGAATGTTACCCAATTATTATCTTTGTTTAATAGTTGTAGAAATTGATTAGATTTAATATTTTTTCTTTTTTCTATAATTTCTTCTATTGTATTACCATCTACATTTTGGTATTCTTCAGAATACTCATTTATTAAATTATCTTTATCTCTACCTTTCTGAAATAAATCAGATTGTACTTCAAGTATTCTACGAGTTTTAGTATTAGTTCCTTTTTGTATATAACCTTTAACCCCATATTGATTATCATATATAGCATATATATCAGTATCATTTAAATCTGCTCTTTCATGTAAAGAACCGTCACTATCTAAATATTTCCAAATATTATTCTCTTTAAACCATTTTCCATTTTCATCATTAAATGAATTTGGGTAATCCTTAGATGTTATATATTCTTCATCACTTCTAAACCAACCAATACCTTTATCAGTACTAAATTGAGCATGACCTTTAATAGAAGGAGTAATAGCTCCTTTTCTTACAGTTTTAGTATTAGATTTAATAAAGCTTTTAAACCCTTCTATATCTTGTTTAGAACCTAATATATGAATTTGTTCTGGTTCAAATACTACGAATTGAGCTACTCTTGAAGGAGTTATAATACCATCAAATCCTTTTTCTTGTAATTTTTTTGAAAAAGGAATTAAACGAGAATCTTCTTCTAATAATTCTTTATCGCTAAATCCTAATCTTTTACCTTCATAATATCTTTCAGACCATTCTTGTTCTTGTGGTGTGAGTTTATATGTAGTTCTTGGATTACTTGGGTTTTTAATATCTAAAATAGCAGTATATAATTCTCCATATCTTAAAGCTTCTTCTTTAATATTTGTAAAATAAAACCCATCACCTATTTCAAAATGAACTATTTGTTTAGAAGAACCTATATAATTTTTATTAAAACTATTATTTATAGGTATAGGACTATTTATTGAAACATTATTTTCAAATAATGTTATTCCATTATCATTTAAAATAAGTCCTATTCCTGCACCTATTATCTTGTTTTTACCTTCATATATTTGTACTCCTATATGCCAATTATTATTAGATACTTTTTCAGCCTTTAATATTTTAATATTATAAGAATTTACATCTAAAATTTTTCCAAATTTATCTGGATAATTTTTAATAAATAATTCAATTATTTTATTTTGATACTCTTTATTGTACTGTAATTGATTAAATACTCTCGAACTACCATGATAAACAATATCTTTTACTTTACTATCAGGAAATATAGTATCAAGATATTGAGAGTACAATTCTTGAGCTTGTTGTTTTTGTTGAGGAGTTATTTGTTGTTGTTTTTGTTCAAGGGTTATTTGATTATTTAGCTCTGCTAATTCTGCATCGTATTTAGCGTTGATTTCATTCTTTACATTCTCAATATTTTTATTTATAACATCTCTTGTACTAGATAACCCATTTTCGGTAGGTGTTAAATCCCTATTAATAAAATCTATGTGCGAGCCAGATATTCCAGCCTTTGGTATAGCATTATCATTTCTAATATCACCTAATTGAGTATCTAATTCTTCTGAAAGAAGTTTAAGTATTTTGCTATCATAATAATTATTGATTTCATTACCAGATAACTTATTCATCCATCCATCTTGTGCTATACCAAATATAGGATACCACTTACCAGATGTAACATCAGCTTTACCTCCATGCCCAGTAGATAGATAAAACGGAACATTCATTCCATTTACATTAAGAACTACCACTTTTCTACCAGCTAAATCAATAATGGGGGATTTCCCTCTAACTTTTCTTTTATTACCATCAGCAGTTTGGTCATAAATAGTAGTTTCGTATTCAATTTCTTGACGATTCTTAACTATATTTTTTACATCTTCTTGTATCCTTCTTTCTATATCAGATTTTTGTTGTTGTTTTTGTTCATCAGAAATATTTCCAGTAAACCCTAAAGCTTCATATACACTATTAGCCAATTCAGGATTAGATTCAAATAGTTCAGAAACTCCTTGTTTTACAGGAACCCCTTGAGGCTTTTCCTGTATCTCTACTCCAGGTATAGCTATTTCATTTTCTGTATAATTAGTACCTCCTGGAACTGTTAGATTAGAGTAGTATTGTGTTGGTTTATTTAAAGTTTTATTGTATTCATTCATTGCTTCTGAATACTTTTTTTCTCCTATTTCTTTTCCATTTTTAGTAAAAGATAATATACCAAAATCATTAAATTCATATTTATCATTATCTAGTATAAAATCTATATAATCTGTACTAAATTTACTATGATATTTTTGTTCTTTAGCAGTATTAATCTCAACAGTATAACTATAATTAGAAGCTAATTCTAAAGCATATTGTAAAGGTTCATCATAAATAGCAAATTGTTTTTGTACAAAATCTTGTTCTATTTGTTCTATTAATTCTTTTTGTTCTTTAGGTATTGCAAGTTCAGTTAATATCTTATCTAAACTCCAATTGTTTTTTCTTCCTTTATTAAATATTTGTTTAGCTTTTTCAGATTGTAATATATCTACTGCTTTAAGTACATAATCAACTTGATCTTCAACTTTAAATCTATTACTATCAATAGGTTTATTTAAATCATTTTCAAACTCTTCTTTAGTTATACCTAATTCTTTACCATATTTCTTATAAGCCTCATTAAGAACTTGTTTTCTTTGTTTATCATTTAAGAACAGATTAAAAGCAACGTGAAAAGCTTCATGCTTTCCTACATTTAATCCAGCATCTGAAGATAGATATACTACAGCATTATAAAATGCCCCCCATACTTTACCATCTCCTACATTGTATATATTAGATATAATTCTTAAAGCTTCATCTGAAACTTTAACTCCTAAATTTTCAAATCTATCTTTGATATATTTTTCAGCAGCTCCTTCTTTAAATTCTTCTACTGTGGTTGTATCATCAGTATATTTAGCAAAAAAATTACCTTCTGGGACTTCTGTATTATTTTCTAATTCAGCTCTCATTCGAGCTTTTTTTTCTTCTGAAACTTCTTGTTTTGACACTTGTGTTTCATTAGATCTTACTTTAAATTCAATTACTGTAACATCATCTTGAGATTTATTTTCTTTTCTTAGACTTTCAGATTTATTTATTATTTCATCAAAACTATCCCCTTTATTCGATATATTAGGCACCTCATCCGTATATAATAATACATTATCACCAGCTTTTACATCTACTTCTTGTATTATTTCATCTATTGATTTATTTTTTGCTAAAACAGTACTGTTTGTTTTAATATTAAAATTTACATTAGTTTTAATTCCTTGTTTTATCTTTTCACCATTTATTTCAACAAAAGAATCTCCAATGCTAAATATTTTATTTAATTTTGGTATGTATAAAATTAGAGTACCAATTTGACCTGTTTGAGATCCATTTGTGAAATCTGGGGATTTTATTACCAAAGAATTTAAGATATCATATAAAGATTGCTTATCTTTTATTTCACCTTTTCTTTTTGCAATTTCTTCAACTAATTGATGGGATAATGATCCCTCAGCAGAATCTGACATTCCATCTGACATAACAATTATATCATTAGAAACAAAGAAAGCATCTTCAATATAGTTATCTGCGTAACCTTTCCTATTTTTATTTTGTGTGTAAACTTTTACGCCATTAATAGTTTGTACCTTGCCAAGGTTTTTATTTATTTTAGTGCTTTGAATTACATCTTTTGTTTTTATTTTTTCACCTGTTTTGATATCTTTTAATGTTTCTATTTCTTCTTTACTACTAGTTCTTTCTACATCTATATATACTTCACCTTGCTCATAATATCCTTCATCTATAGTTTTTAGATCTGTAGATACTAAATCAGGATGTTCTAATAAGAAATCTTTAGTATTATGACTAGGAACATGTACCCTTACTTCCCCTAATTTTGCAACAACCTGATCAACAGATAATCCATATTCTATTTTATATTCACCTTTCTTTCCTTTAGTAGAAATAGCAAATCCAGGTAATAATTTACTAGCATTTTCATAACCTTCTTTAGTAAGATAATCAATACCAGAAGGTGTATAATAAGTAATAACTGGACCCAATCCTCCATCAGGATTTATATCTGTTTTATTTTCTCTATCAAAAGAAGAATCTGGAGTTCTATATCTTAGTATACCAAGCTCTCCTTTACTAATACCTATTATCTGAGCCCACTTCTTTCTAACTATATCATTTACTTGATCTACAGGAGCATTTGCAATATCATTTAATGCTTGAACTAATTTCTTTTTATAAGAAGTTACTTCTTTTACTTTCTTAGTTTCTAATTCTACTGGTATGAATTCTTCTTTACCATTCTTATTTGTACTAGGTAAAAACATAAATACTTTACCCAACTGTCTTTGGATAAAATTTTCTACCTTTCCTTTACCATCTGAAGATTCTTTTGGAGAGAATTTTGAATTTGCAAATTTATAATTTTCAACTAATGAAGCTGTTTTTTCAAAGTCTGTTATTACAACATCAAATTCATTATTTGCAATATCTTCTCTAGTTACTGCTCTAAACTTACCAACATGTAGAGAAGCTTTTTTATGAATACCTTTTACAGGTACAGGCTCTGAAATAAAATCTGTTTTCTTATCCCATTTACTATATAAATTCTTTCTTAAAATTTTATCTATATCTTTTGATTGGATATTTCCATTAGATCTAACATGGCCTACAATAACTTCTTTAGCATTTGGAGTACCTTTTTCTACAATAGTATCATTGAGTACATATGCTACCATATATAACCCAAAATTACCTTCATCTATTCCAACACCTTCATTCCAACCTTTAGATGGGATTTTATAATATATTTTATCTCCAGGTTGTAATACATTGTTTACAACATGTACAGTATCTTTATTATCGTAACCTAAATAGTTATTAACTATTCTTTTCTTAAAAGTTAAATTATCAGAAAGATTTGTATTTTTACTCTTTGCTATTTTTATTAATTCTTTAACTTTAGAAGAATGGAAAAGTTCTTTTACTTCAGCATGAGTAAGAGTTAA